ACCCTAAGAGTGACCCCGGCGATGGAGGCGGGTATTTCTGACCATGTATGGACGCTTGAAGAAATCGCTGGCCTGCTGGATTCAAAATGACCCACTACCAAAGATTGTGATTAATTGCTCCATGCCATGAGACCGCTTAATTTTCATTTTTTTATCTCTCCTTAAACCCTATCAATCCATTTACACCAGGCGATTCCGGCCACGCAAACCATCGCCAGGTACACCGCAGAAACCGATTGCAAATATCCCATTGCCATGTTAATAAGTTCCGCAGACATTGACTCAGCCTCCAGCAAAGGGTTAATGTTATCCCCCGGTTCAGGTTGCCGCCTGGCCGGGGGAGTCTCGTTATTTTTCAATTTCTTTCCCCACTGTGATCTTGAGAAAGGTGGCGGCAATGTCGGGAATGTAATCGCTTTTCATTGCCTCTTGACGCTCGGCTTCAACTTCCGCCTCAGTAAGCTCTTTAATCCCCTTGCCATTCTCAAGCTCAAGAAACCGCCACACTTTGGTATTGAATTTGCCATTACCCGCCTGAGTGCGTTCCACCAGGTAAAAGCCGTTGTTGCCCGGATCGGTGAAGACCTTGGCGAAGTCCGCCGGATTATCAGACTTGGGGCCGTTGGTTATTCTCAGAGACAATCCGGTAATGGTTTTCTGGTCCATGAAGTCGCCTACGATATGACAGAATCGCGCCGATTCGTACATTACATCGTGGCCCCGGATCATGCGCCGGTCCATTTCAGCCAAGAAAGCGTAAATACTTTCCGGCCCGCCGTTCCAATGAAGGTAAATAGCCGGTGAAAAATTCTTTTTGCCATCGGTAAAAACCACATTAGCTCTGTTTCCCATTGTCTTGCCTCCCGTAAGGGTTAATGTTAGGGGCTCGCCCGGTTGCCGCCAGGTGAGCCCTGTGTCGTTAGGCATTGAGGGTTATATGTGCTGTCCCGCATTCAACTTCTCCCATACTTCTTTGGCAGGCATGGGGCGAAAGTAAAGGTCGCGCTCGATGCCTAACCCGAATCGCCCCTTGATTGATTGCAGATCGGAAAGGTTAAAGCTCCCAATTTCCACTTCAAAACCTTTCACAATTCCCCAGAGGTGGTCAGGGTCTTCGGGGTCCTGGTTCATCAAGTACCAGGTCCAAGAGCCTGTCGGGTCAAAAAACTTAGCGACAATCTTCTGGCTTTCAAGGTCGTTGCCCTTCTCATACTGTTTGCGGGCCATAGTCGTAATTTCTTTAGTCATTAGCTTCATCTTCTTTCTCCTTACCATGGTGAGGGGGTTAAAGGTCTCTAAGCTCATCAGTTGAATTAAATCCCATTCATGGTCTAAGCTTGCCAGCTAACCGCAGCCAATTCCAAACCATCATATAAAAAGTCATCCGCCTTTCCTCCTTGGGGGGTTAGGATTGTTTAACTTCTGCATCTCTGCATGAACGGGAATGCCGGTGAAACCCCAGGTGATATGTTTTATGGCAGGCGTAAGTTTTTCGTTTGTCAATTTTGCCGCCAAATTTCATATCTCCGATTCCATTGGGAGCCCACCATTTGCAATTACCGCAAGTGATTTTCATTTCCTTCTCCTTCCCCCGGCTTAGGGGCGGGCTAGTCGAACTCCACCGGGAATTTTAGGGTTTTGTCAGCAGCCATTCGGCGTTTAATGCGGCGCATTGCCGGATCACTCGCGGATACCTGCCACCGGAACCGCGGCTCCTGCTGAATCCATAGGTGGAGTTCGTTTAAGAAGTTAAAACGAAAAATTATCGTTCCGCCCCCAATGAACCCCGGGGCCGTACTTTCAGCACCGTAAAAATAGAGCTTTCTCATAAATCCTCCTCCCGCCCTGCCTGAATTTCTTTATCCAGTTTGTTGTAAATCTTTTCGAGCCGCTGGGCGAAAGGCGTATAAATGTTGGCTATTTCGCTCTGCCGCTCCGCCACTAAGCCCCGGAGAATTTCTGCATCTGTCTTGGTTTCCATGTCTTTGATAGTCCACCTAAATCTCATGGTCATATCCTCCTTAAATTTTGATTTTTCTTTCGCTTCTCCGCTTGCTGCCCCAAGGCCGGGTATCACAATTAATCGGCTGAATCCGGGAGGGGTGCGGCACCAAATTTTCAAAGATCACTTTGTTCTGATTGTCAATATATACAAGGTTGCGAGCATGGCAAGGAAAAAATGATATAGGCTAAGAAGCGATAACCACACACCTATCAAAGAATTTTGCCCCTAAGAAGGCATGGCCTACCCTAAAAAATAGGTAAAACGGCGGCTTAGACACCCCGGAATCGCTTAAAAATCGTCAAAGGTGGGATGAACGCCTAATTTAGCCCTATCTGCCCTATTCCGGGGAAACCCCTAAAATCCCCCCAAACCCGCACAAACACAGGCATAATAATTTTGACCCGCTAAACCTGTATTTTGTTCTTGCATTTGTGTAAAAACACGTTAAAATAAATGCTATTGAGAATTAATAACGATATGACAAGCTCGCGAGACCTTAGCAGGAAAGGTTCAGGGAAGGGGCTGCACGGCTTATGGCCTGGGTTCCTCCCGACTTATGCCGCCTGTGGGATGTCGACTCTCCGGCATAAGGATTTCATTGAGGCCCGGGGAGCAGTACTTGGAAGATTTATTTCGGCTGCTCCCCTTTTTCCCCCAGGCACATGGGCGATAATGGCAAAAAACCTAAAGTCACAATTCTCCCCCCTGATCCCAGAATCGCCCTCGCTGCGTCCGGGGTCAATCCGTTTTCTTCCCCCAATTTTTTCCCCAGCGCTCACCGCCCCCTCTGGCGGCGTATCGGCAACCCTAGCCACGGCTGCTGGATGAAGGTAACCTTGGGGAGCCATTGAAGGAAAAACGACCACATGAGGGTTAATTAAATGGTCATAGCCGATTGGGATTGGGTTTGTCCTAATAATATTTATCACCCGACAATGCGATCAGATAGATTTGATTCCTACACTTGCTTTCAATGTAACCTCTGGCTAGACGGCACCTGCGATGACCAAGGCTGCAAATATTGTAAGGATAGGCCCGAAAGGCCGGGAGATTAAGTGAAAACCCCAATTAGTCAAAGTTCTGGCGCCCTACAAGCCCGCCTGAGCCACGATAACCAGGCCGGCAATGGTTTGGCATAGGCCAATATGAACCTCATCCCCTTAAAACCTAATTCCCGGACCCACGAAAGATTGCGCCTGGCCCGCAAACTTGAACTTCAGCGCTTCATTAACCGCATCGGTATTAACCTGGAAGATGCACCGCTTTTCGATGAGGAAATCAGGTTAGCAGCCTATCAGGAGAGCCTGGAGAAATGAGTAGACCGAATCACCCTATTTTTGATCTTCTCAGACATGATGCTTGGTTACAAGAAAGTACCGCCTTGCGCTGGGCTCTCGGAAATGATGAGGCTGCAATCTACGCTTACCTTCTGTATAAAAACGAATACTGGAAAGAGCACGATGGATTAAACGGCGGTTATTTTTTCCTAACCATTGAAGATCTATATGTCGGCGTTCATGTCAATAAACGCGCACAACGCAGTGCAGTTAAAAATTTAGTGGATAATGGGCTAATTGATATGAAAGTCCAGGGTATCCCGCCGATCAGATATTTTAAAATTAATTTCAATCAAGAACTTATTATTAAACTGCTCCAAAAGGGCAAAGAATTAGCTGAAAACGTCCGCAAAGTCAATGAATTCAATAAAAGTGCTGAAATGCACCTTTTGTTAGGTGCAGAAACGTCCCCTACTAAGAATATATCTTTTACCAAAAGAAAAAAGTGGCTGAATGTCGTAAACACAGAAGCACCTGATATTCTGAAAGTGGTCGTTACAGAGGTAGCTCCTTAGAATTTAGGAAAGTAAAATGGCTCCACGCATTATGAAACTGAATCCGAGACAAGCTAAATTTGCCGCTGAATACGCGGTTGATGGTAATGCGCTCCGCGCGGCTGTCACAGCGGGATACTCTCCTAAAACCGCTTATTCCATCGGGTCGCGGTTAACGAAGCATGTTGAGGTCCAAGCCGCCATTCAGAGAGCCTTAGCCGCACGATGTAAGAGAACAGAGATCACCGCTGACTATGTGCTGACCGGCCTTCGTGACGTTGCTGAGTTCTGCCGGAAGCCTCAACCACGCCTCAACAGGGCAGGTGAGATCATAGGAGAGGTGATTGATAGTACTGGGGCTAACAGGGCGTTTGAACTCCTGGGGAAGAACCAGAAGCTATTCACCGACAACCTCAATATCGGTGGGGAGTTAAGCGAATCCCTGGCCGCGGTTGCCAAGGCGATCCTAGCCAAGCGGGAGAAGGGGGAATGAGGGGGAATAAGGCCCAGATGCCCATCAAGGTTGGAAATAGGGTTGGAAAGATAAGTGCCATGCCAATCAATCGTAGTATTATTAGGGTGTTAGGCATCAAGGGCGGTGGGTTATTAACCCGGAGTTTATTGCAAGAGGGAGGGGGGGCTTCTCTTCCTCTTCCGTAGTGGTAGGCTCCAGGTGGTTGGGGGGGGGGGGGTGCCCCCCGGCCAGGTGCCCGAATATCCACTGACCCATGTAAGTAGCGGGATGAATTTTGAAGATTTTGCAAAAGGTAAGGAAGAAGAATGGAAAAAATATTAATTAGTTTGGGTTTTGTTATAATGGGTTTAGGAATTTTTAGGTGGTGGTATTTTAATAAAGGATAGGTTAAAAAATTAGATGTCAATAGCGGTCAGTAAGTACAAAGTAATGGAGATGATACTGTGGGCGTGTTTTGATGATCCCGAGTTATTTGTGCGGGAGGTATTAGGGGCGAGTCCGACGGATCAGCAGGTAGAGGGATTACGGGCTGTAGGGATAGAGGGAAGTAAGGTAACGATCAGGTCGGGGCATAATACGGGAAAGACGGCGGAGTTAGCGTGGTTGATATTATGGTTTTTGTTAACGAGGTATGACTGCAAGATACCGATCACTGCGCCTACGTCGAGTCAGTTAAGGGATACGTTATGGCCGGAGTTGCACAGGTGGAGGGATAAGTTGCCGTTGGAGATGAGGGAAGAGGTAGAGATAACGACGGAGCGGATATATATCAAGAGTGCGCCGCAGATGCAGTTTGGTGTACCGAGGACGGCGAAGAAGGAGAACCCGGAGGCGTTACAGGGATTTCATGCGAAGCATTTGATGTATATAATAGATGAAGCGTCGGGCGTGGATGATGTAATATTTGAGGTAGCGAGGGCGGGGTTAAGTAATCCTGGGGCGCGGATAGTAATGGCGGGGAACCCGATCAGGACAGCGGGGTATTTTTATGCGAGTCACCATGAGCACCGGGATAGGTGGACGGTGCTGCACTGGTCATGTTTGGATTCGCCATTGCCGGCGGTTGAGTATGGGGAGGATGTAGCGAAGGATTATGGAGTAGACAGTAATTTCTATAGGGTACGGGTGTTAGGGGAGTTTCCGACGGCGGAGGCGGACCAGTTGATAGCGTTGGAGTTATTGGAGGCGGCGGTAGTGCGGGAGGGTGTGATAGCGGAAGGGCCGATAATATGGGGGTTGGACCCGGCGTGGTTGGGTGATGCAGAGACGGCGTTGGCGAAGCGTCAGGGGGATGTGATAAGTGGGATAGAGGCGGTAAGGGGATTAGACACGATGCAGGTGACGGGTTGGTTAATAGACAAGTATGAAGCGGCGGAGGAGAAGCCTGAGACTATAGTGGTGGATATGATCGGGATAGGGGCAGGTGTGCATGACCGGTTGGTGGAGTTAGGATATCCGGTGATAGGTTGTAATGTAGCGGAGTCGCCCAGTTCAAAGGAGAAGTATATCAATATGCGGGCGGATTTATGGGACAGATATAAACTATGGTTGCAGTCGAGGAGGGGGCGGTTGCCATCGGATAATCGGTTGATCGGTCAGAGTTCGGTAATTAGGTATGGGTTTAGTAGCAGCGGAAAGATGCAGATTGAGAGTAAGGCGGAAATGAGGCGGCGCGGTGTGCAGAGTCCTGATAGGGCTGATGCGGTATGTTTGACGTTCTACCACGAGCCGTTGATGAAGAAGAGTAGGAAACGTCCGCGGCAAAGGATAGGTGAACCGATTGGAGTCCTGGGGTTATAGTGGGTAGAGAAGTGTTCGGAGTCATTGATGGGGGGAAAGGAGTTTTGAAGATGAGAAGGTTACTGCTCATAATCTTATTGGTGGTAGCTGCCGGGTGCGCCCCGAGTGCGACGGCTTATCGTGACTACCTGATAGACGCGAGATTTTATGGTGCGATCAGCGATGAAGAGTATAAGGCGAAGATGACGCCGGAGCTATTGTATAACGTAGCTATAGAGCAGACCTGGGATTGGAGGCGCTGATAATATGAGTTGCCCAAACTGCGAAGATAAAAATATCCAGTTTCTTGATGGGTATGGTTGGGAAGTAGAATGCCCTGATGAATATGGGTCCATTCTTATTAATTTCTGTCCCTTTTGCGGACACGACCTACAAAACGCCACTAAGGGTCTAAAAGCCCACCAGCAGGAGATGGGCCTAAAGATACACGAGGTGGACCCGTGGTAAAAATATATGAATTGATAGATCGAGATAATTCAGGCAAAATTTCAGTTAGAGCCGTGACAATGTTGGAAGCGGCGGTCTTGGCGGTTATAACCGCGGCCAACATAGACCATCAAATTAATGTCAAACATCTGACTATTGATGACATTTTAAAAATGGTGGGCCATGAAGGGGTAAGTTATGCCGGTGACTAAAAAGAAGGTTGGCCGGGGTAAAGTCCAAGTCCGTACCCCTGGCGGGGTTAAGGCCAAGGCCACCACCCCGGCCAACGCAAAGAAGCAGGAAAGGTTGTTAAACGCTATTGAACATAACCCTGGATTCAAGCCGAGGAAAAAGAAACCGTGACGGCCATCTGTCTCTGTGATACATGCGGTTCCGATTCCGGCTTCTATGTAGAAGGTGTGCACGTTTATTGCAAGGCGTGTGGAATGGAGAATAAGCCGCTATTTAGTATAAGAGAATATTGTCGCCACCGGGGGTGGCCCCCTGAGCAAAGGGAATTAAAAAGGACACCGCTAGGCTAAAGGCTGCTGGTAAGGCGGCAGAGGTAAACGTCAATGAGTGACCCCAAGGATTCTGAAAAAATTGAACCACTGAAAAGTTATATAAAAAAAGAAATGCAGGAAAAATGGGAACCTATGAAGTACCTATCCCCTGTAGAAGTAATCAAGGGTACGAAGAGGCAAACCCAAATATTTGAAACTGATAATCCCCCAGGCCGTAAGAAAGGCGGACCCGTCAAGAAGGGGGTGAAATACATCGTGGGCGAGAAGGGTCCTGAGGTTTTTGTCCCCAAAAAATCTGGAACCATCGTCCCCAATAGGACGGCCCCTAAACCCCAAAAGAAAGAGACCAGAGGATTAGCCGCTTTCGCCAAAGAGATGAAACAGGAGAACTAATCATGCCATACCCAACAATACCAAAACTTAAATTTTCAAGAGACGCCAATATGTGGCTGGGGACTTTTATAACTAACATCACCCCGGCGTCGGATGCACTTGTCCTGGTGGCTAACACCGCCCAGAACTACACCATTCCGGCTGGTGCCAATAAGTTGCTTTTCTCCTGTGGGGATGAATACTGGATAGATGCCAATAAAGCGGCGGTCATTCCGGTGGGGACTATCACAGATGGGTCTGCCCCGCTGCGCTCCCCCGCCGCCCTGGGCACACACGGATATACTTACCTCAGTTTTATTTCACCGCGGGCCTGCACCGTGCAAATATCGGTGTTTGCGTAATGGCAAGGTTCTGTGTAAATTGTGGCAAGGGTCCGCCCGAGGTATTCCTGCAAAAGCTGCCGGTGTTTGTGGTTAGGAATAACATCCAGCCCAACTTCGAGTTAGGAGCCTGCGATGCCTGTATTCGCAAGTTCGGGGTGGAACTACTGACTGAGGAAGCAGAGATATCCTGGGTGCGAAACTGCATGAAGCCCGAACTCCTGTGTATGCACTGCGGCAAACAGATGGGTAGCTCCCTGGTAAACTTTAACGGGGCGTGGTGTTGGACTTGCGAAATAGAACGGAGGGAATGTGCCGGATCAGCAACTTTTAATTAATAATCCCTTAATCCCCCCGCCGCCGGAGGGTCAGCGTACCCCGATAACGGCTGGTAAGGATATCCCTATATCTAAAAAGCTAGAGATAAAGGGGGACAAGGGCAATACTTTTCACTCCAATATTGTGGGGCGTCTAAAACAGCGGCTTAATCTTAGTCAGGAATATATTTCTGATCGGTACGATGAATGGAATAGGGTAGATGAGCACGTTAGACTATATATTGATCTCAGTAGACGGGCGCGCTTGGCAGACAAGTCAGAAAGCTCACGAACCGCCGAAATGCCTTTCCAGAGAGCTATCGTGGTTCCCCTATCGTATGCCATTCTTACGACACGACTGGCCCAGTACATGGCGATGTTCACGTCGAGGGACAGCCTGTTGGAGATTGAGGGCCGGTCACCAGACGATGTAAAGGCGGCAAAGAAGATGGAAGCTCTGCTGTCCTATGACCTCGGGCAAACCAATGGTATTTTGTCCTGGTATCAACTGGTACAGGATGCAGAAAAGTACGGCCTCGGCGTCATGTACGATTCCTGGGAAGAAGAATATGGGTGGGTGACAGACAGGCCCCCTACTACCGGGATACCCTGGCAAGATGCCGTGATGAAGGCCCTGATGCCCCCCAAGAGACAATGGAAGAAGGTGAAGGAGTATAATTCTTGGAGCGCAGTTGACCCGTACTGCTATTGGCCTGACCCCAGGGTTTGCAAGAACGACCTGCAAAACAGCGAGTACATGGGCCACCGGATATACCGGGGCAAGATGTACCTGTTGGAGAGAACCGAAAAGAACGGTGGGCCTTATTTTAATATTGATAGCGTTGACAGTTATGTCGGTAAGGCGTCCATTGACTTAAATCGGCTACGCATGGCCGGCGGGTTGGCAGAGTACAATGTCCGGAACTATGCGGATGACAAGGATCGGGGATTTTTTGCCCTGGACGCCATGCAGGTGAAGATCATCCCGAAGGAATGGGAGTTGGGAACCAGCGAGGAACCGGAAATCTGGTGGTTCACCATGTTGGAAGAGGGGTTGATAATCCGGGCACACCGGGGGTCTTATGACCATAACCAATTCACTTACTCCGTGGCTGAGAGCAATTACGATTCCCATTGCCTGTTCAATCCAGGGACGATGGAAAACCTGGACGGTATCCAGAGGATGATGAACTGGAGCCTAAATTCTACAATTGAAAACCGCATGAAGGCCCTGAATGACGCTATTATTTACGGACCATCGTTCATTGAAGAAGATGATTTGTTGTTCCCTGGCCCGGCCAAGCACGTCAGACTAACGGAACTTGGGGAACGATTAGTTAGTCAGGGGAAAAGGGAGATATCTCAATACTGGCAGCAGTTTACTATGACAGATGTAACCGCTGGAAACCTCCAGACCTTCCAAACCTTATTTGATATGGCACAGCGCATGACTGCGGCCAGCGATCCGCTCATGGGGCAGCAGAGCAAGAAGCGTATGACATTAGGGGAGATAAACCAGTTAGCCGCTCAGGGGTCGCAGCGCATGTCCTTGAATGCTAAGATCATGGATATGATGGCCTTGCAACCCCTAGCCAATCGGTCTATCGCTAACCGCCAGCAGTTCACCACCTTGGAACAGTACATCAGGATTACGGGGGAATTAGCGAAGCAGGTAGGGAAAACTAGGGATGTTATTGGATCACGTGATATTCAGGGGAACTTCGATTATATCCCCCACTCCGGGGTAGTGTCGCCTGATCCGGCGCGCATGGCTCAGACCTGGATACAACTTCTTACTATAGGCAGTAAAATGGGAGAGTTTCTACTTAAACCCGGCCCGGACGGGAAAGCCATCGACATTCGGGAGATATTTAATGAGGCGGCCCGGAATCTTGGGGTAAAGAATGTTGAACAATTCTACCATCAGGTTCAACAAATAGGTATGCCAGGTATGCCAGGTGTAGGTCAACCTGGGGGGATACCGGGGGCTCAGGTCCAGGTGATGCCCGATGAACAGGTGCAGAGACAGGTGCAAGCGGGGAATGTTATTCCGATGCTAGGTGGAGGGGGCCAGTAATGAGCCAGCAAGACGATTTCATGTACCCCCCCGGTTATACTCCCAATGCTGACCACTCTGAGAGTAGGATAGAAGATAAAAGGGTTGAACTAGATAGATTAAGAACTGAGGTGGTCAAAGCCAAGGAATTTATAAAAAGTGAATACTATAAGTCGCAGACGGCGGTTTGGGAGAACTCAATTAAAAATATTATAGGTCAGTACAATCCCACTTCTCCCACAGCCCTAAGCGATGCCGTATTTGGTATGGGGATGCTTCGCCAGATTTATAACGATATGACCCGGCCACAAGAGTTAATCAATACTTACGAGAAGAAGCAGGCAAGTTACGACAAACTGGTTAGGGCGAAGGGGAAGTGATGAGTTATAATTGTCCAAGGTGTGGTGTAGTAAATTCAGCCGCAGAATGTTGGAAATGTGGTATAGTAATTATTGATGAGAACTACGGATTGTGGTTAGAATTTAAACGAGAAAAAATGATAACCGAGCTAAAACGGTTATTTCCCAAAAGTACGGTTATTTTGTCATTGGAGTGAGAAAATAAATGGATGAAAGAGAAGCTGCAAAACTGTTGTTTATCTTAAAAGCTAAGTCGGAGGAATTGTATAGGCATTTTGTGGCTATGCTGACATCAATATTAAAGCACTTATAATAAGTAACCACAATTTAATCTGAACGAGTAGCGCCAAAAGGCCCCCTCGTTATGGCAACTAACATTGTCATACGTCGGGGCCTTTTTTTTTATTTTGCTCCCCCTGGGTTTACGGGGACCATCCTGGCAATCCTGACCCCAGGCAAACAACCAGAGCCGATCCATAGGGAGTTGGAAGCTCGAAGCTAACAATTAACCTCCGCCGATCTGCTCATCGGAAGCGGGGAAAGGGGATTCAAATGGCAAAGAAGAAGAACGTTGATACTGAACCTGTACCCAGCCCACAGGACGCTCTGATGAAGGATATGGACGACCTGGACTATGGGGTTGGCGCTGCACCCAGTTCCACCACGACCCCGGAACGGCCTGCGGTCCCGGTGGAGACTGCACCTGAACCTGCCCCTGATGCAGAGGGAGCACCCCCTGTAACTGAGGCGGGGGAAGCTATACCGGCCAGAGAAGAGGCCCCTGGCGAGCCTACACCTATAGCCGGTGTTGAGGCCGGAGTTGTTGAAGGCCCAGTTGAGGCTGCTGCGCCCCCGGTCAAGACCCCGGAGGAAAAGCTAAAGGAATTACAAGGTAACCAGGTCGCCCATTATCAAAAGCTGTATGAAGACCTGAAACGGGAACTGGATGAGGTTAAGGCTAAGGCTCCCCCGGCAGAACCCGTGGCGGCCGTCCAGGCCCCCAAGCCCCCTACTCCAGAGGAAATCCGGCGGCACTACGAACCGGAAGCTGAACGGGTAGTGGAGCAGGGGTATATGTCCAGGGAGTTTGTGGATGACTACCCCAACGATGTGGCCCAACTGCTTTACCATCGGGACATCCTTTACAACGCAGTTAAGAAGGTAGAGGAACTGTCTCAGTGGGCCTCAAATACCGTGGGCCAGCAACGCAACACCGCGGCTGAGTCTAACCTCAACTCCCTCCTGGATAAGGTGTCGGAGAAGGGGTTTCATTTCCAGCCGTTAAAAGACCCCGAAGTACGTAAGGCATTTAGGGGATACCTGGATCAGGTCAACCCTATGTGTAACGCGGACAATGTAGAAGAAGTTATCAGCCAACAATATCTGGCTTTCAACCACCAGGCGGTCTTAGCTGCCCTTTCCGGCGGCACGGCTGCTCCAAGTCCCAACTCGGGTTCAATCGCTCCGGCTGCTTCCGTTGCTCCTCCACTCAACCTTACTATGGGGGAACATAGCGGGACCAGGACCGGGGGACCAGGACCGGGCAAGAAAGACCCATTTCTTGCTGAAATGGATGACCTGGACTAGGTGACGTATGTACGACACCAGCAACAGGACCCCGGAAGAAGAGCAGCGCCTATGGGAGCGGCGGTTAAAGCTTCTGCCTGAGATGGATGAGCTAGATTATCGGGAGGGGGAGTATCGACCAGAAACTACCCTGAACGACCAGGATATAGCCACCGTGGTATTTGGAGGTGGCAGGAGAAAGTAATGGCTATCTTAGGTATGCGCGGCACCGGGTCCTGGGTGACTGGTACGGAGCGTCCGCTGAATTGGCGGGAAAAGCTCTTGTATTTGTTCCCAAACAGTCCGGCTATTTTCACAATGCTGGTCAGTAAGCTAGGTCAGGAAGTAACAACTGACCCCACCTTCAACTGGTTTGAAAAAGGTTTGCCTGTTTATCGGCAGACCATGTTGGCAAATCAACCCAACGTAGCGGATGTTGCCCTGGTCTTGGATAACTCCGTAGACACTATCCCGGCCCAAATCTTCCGGGCGGGTTACGTGGTTATGAATGATCGGACAATGGAAGTCATGTGGGTTTCGGCTAATCCCGTCGCCCCTTGGACCACCATCACAGTTATCCGGGGTAAGGGTTCTGCCGCAGCAGCGATGTTGGCCGGTGACGGTATTACCATCATCGGCGATGCCCATGCGGAAGGTGCGACGGTTCCGAAGGCGATTCAGTTCGCCCCATCCAACATCTTCAATTATACCGGTATCACCCGAACTCCCGGCAGCATCACACGCACAGCCAAGAAAACCCGGCTGCGGACCGGCGATGCGGCTAAGGAGATCAAACGCCAGTGCCTGGAAATGCACGGTATCCAGATGGAGTGGACGTCATTGTTTTCCAGCCGGGTGGAGGATCTGACCACCTTCGACGAACCCACCCGTACCCCTGGTGGTTTGAGCTACTTCATTAGCTCCAACGTCCAGGACTTTTCCGGGTCCCTGGACATTGACGCCTGGGACGATCTCCTGGAACAGTGTTCTCGCCAAGGGTCGGAAGAGCGGCTGTTGATGGCTGGTGGTGAGGCGCTGAATAACCTGAACAAGATGTGCCGGGATAAGTACACGATCAACGCCACCCCTAAGGACCAGACCTATGGGATGAACCTGCAAACTTGGGAAACCTCTTATCTGCGCTTGCAGCTCAAGCGGCATCCCCTGTTGTCTCTGCATCCCATCTTCAAGAACTGGGCCTTTATGGTCGACATGAAGAACATCAAGTACCGGTACATCGACGACACCATGTGGCGGGAATCCAACATCCAGGCCAGTTCTGAAAACCTGTTGGATGCCCAAAACAGTGAATTCCTGACGGAATGGGGTCTGGAAATTTGGTTCGAGAGCACCCATGCCATCATGAAGGGCATCAGTGGGTTCACCCCGTAATCAACACTATGGCCGCGGGGGATGGGATATCCTGTCCCTTGCTGTATTAGGAGGGCAATAATATGCCTATATCCCCATCACCATCGTTAAGCCCATCAGTATCTCCGTCAATATCGGCCAGTCCTTCGGTATCGCCTTCGGCAAGCCCGTCAATATCGCCGTCACCGTCGGTTAGCCCTTCGGCCAGTCCTTCGGTTAGCCCTTCGGCCAGTCCTTCGGTAAGCCCGTCTGGAAGTCCTTCGGCCTCACCTTCGGTTTCCCCATCACCGTCACCTTCGGTTTCCCCATCGGCTTCCCCATCACCCAGTCCTTCGGCCAGTCCATCGGTGAGTCCTTCACCCAGTCCATCGGTGAGTCCGTCGAAGAGTCCATCACCATCACCATCGTTAAGCCCGTCAGTGTCTCCTTCTGTATCTCCATCGGCGTCTCCATCGGCGTCTCCATCCGTTAGCCCATCGGTATCGCCCTCAGTCTCGCCTTCGGTGTCCCCCTCTTATGAACCGGTATTTGTGGTTAAACACCTGTTTCAGGAAAAGGGTAACATCATCAAGATGGTGAAGATGACCCTGAGGAAGTATATCGCTGGTGGCATCCCCATCTCCGCGGGGGAATGTGGTCTACGCCATATCCGCTGCCTTATACCCCCAGGGACGGCTGCGAGCTACCCCATTTGGTGGGATCAGGCCAACAGCAAGCTGCGAATCTACAGCGCGATAGGGGTGGAGTTGGGTAATGAAGATGTCGACGTGTCGGGAGTGATAATATACACCCTGGCAGTAGGGTACTAACCCGTAACCAAACCTCGGCCCCCAGGAGGGGGGCCGGGGCTACCCTTTAACGAGGTGGCCCGTGAAGCTATCAGTAATTATACCTAGTTGGAAAGATCCCCTGCTGATAAACACTATTGACTCCTTGCTTAATAGTTCGGGGTTGGGGGACCAATTGGAGGTTATTGCTGTGCTGGATGGCTACTGGCCAGTATTTGAACTAAGGGGTGATCCCAGGGTTAGGTATGTTCATCTAGGTAAGAACCGGGGTATGAGGGACGCTATCAACGCCGGTGTGTTAGTGTCAAGGGGTGAGTTCATTATGAGGACGGATGAGCATTGTCTATTCGCTCAGGGTTTTGATCGCGTAATGACGGATAGTTGCCAGCCAAACTGGATTATGACCGCCCGTAGATACTTCCTCAACCCCATCAAATGGGAAGTAATGGACAACCCCCATATAGATTATGAAAAGTTAGTTATCCAAGGCGACAATACTAAATTTGCTGGACAAAGTTGGGGGAGACGAGATCGGGAAAGAAAAGATGTGATGTGTGATGAGACAATGGCTATGCAGGGGTCGTGCTGGGTTATGCCCCGTGAGTGGTGGGATAAGGTGATAGGGGAGTTACAGACGGAAGGATACGGCCCCCTATATCAGGATTCCCACGAGATGGTGTTCAAGACCTGGCAGGCGGGTGGCCAACTAATGTTGAATAAGAATACCTGGTTTGCCCATAAGCACCGATCGTTTTCCAGGACCCACAATTATGGGACTGCTGAGGCCATGCCGGGCTGGACCTATTCCCTGAACCTGTGGCGGGACTATTACCTTAGTGAGGTTAAGTCTAAGTGGAAAATTTAGTTCTGGGTTCAGAGGGGTTTGTGGGTAGGTATCTGTGTAACTACCTGGAGGGTAAGGGAGAGACAGTAGTTCATTTTGATATAAAGCGGGGTGAGGAGGAGGATGCCAGGTTTGCGGTGCTCCCCTTGGAGCGGGTGGATAAGGTTTTCTTTCTTGCCTGGGATGTGGGTGGGTCTAAGTACCTTTACCGAGGGGATAATCAACTCCATCAGCTAAAATGGAATGTGGACCTGTTACATAACGTCATGCCCCAACTGGAGAAAAGTAAAGTACCCTTTGTTTTTGCCTCAAGTCAGTTGGCGGAGGAAAATACAGTATATGGGATAACCAAAAAACTGGGGGAGTTTTGGACAGTGCAGATAGGGGGGTGCTACGTCAGGTTGTGTAATACTTACGGGGCGTATGAATCAGTATCCAACAGGAGCCATGTTGTTGCGGATTTCGTCAACCAAGCCAAGGTGGGTGAGATAAAGATGCTGACTGGTGGTCAGGAGAAGCGGCATTTTATTCACCTGGAAGATATTTGCGAAACACTTTACCGGACTAGTAATAATTGGGTATCTATAAAAGATTTGGCCGGGCTGGTACAGAGGATCACGCTGGAAGAAGGCATAAGGAAAATGATTTGAAAGATTTAACCATACTATTCATAACAGGCAATAAAGTCCCAGAGTCCTGGGCGGAGTATCACCGGGAGGTATTGTTAGAAGCTGTTGGCGATACGCCTATCATCACTCTTTCTAAAAAGCCGACACCCATCGGGCTGAATGTGGTTCAAGAGGAAGGAGAATTTTCTTATATTAGTAATCCCGATTTCCCAGACCCCCATTTGGTTGACAACACTGGTGTCTATTCAGGATTCTATGCCCAATTATTTAAAGGGGCAAAATTAGCTATTACCCCCTATATCGCCATAGTTGAGGACGACACACTTTACCACAGTAGTCATTTTGAATTTAGGCCGCCGATGGATGCCTTTGCGTATAACTTAGCCCGGTGGTCGCTATACACCTGGGGACCACCTGTCTATTCTTATATCGGTAGTAGGATGGGGTGCGCCGGTATTTACCCCAGGGAATTAGCGGTAGAGACACTAGAAGAAAGATTTACGAAATTCAGGGGTAGGATACCATTTGAATATTTCGGGGAATTGGGGTGCTATGAAAAGTATATGGGCCTCAAGAGACATACAACCGTTACTTATTATTCCGAAATGCCTATTATTCAGTTTAATCACGATTATTTTTCCACCATCCCCAATACTCCGGAACTTGTAGCCCGTAGGCATAGGAAGAGAATGGGGTTTCTTAGGGCCTTATCAGTCCCATTTTGGGGGGCGTCCTCTGAATTGGTGAAGGAGTTCAAATGAAAAATATAACAATCCTTTTCTTAACCGTCAATGAGGTTCCGGAAAGGTGGGCAGAATACCAGAAGCAAACCCTGTTAGAGGCAGTGGGGGATGCACCAATAATCACCCTGTCGATGAAACCACTAGACTGGGGACACAATATATTGCAGGATAGGCCCCGGAGCCTATCCAATATCTACTGGCAGATGCTTCGGGGGGCAAAGTTGGCCGATACTCCATTTATTGGAGTGGCTGAGGATGATACTCTTTATCATAAGGAACATTTCTCAGTTAGACCGGCCCCGGATGAGTTTATATACAATATGACTCACTGGGCATTATTTACTTGGGGTCCACCAACCTATCACTGGAGGAATCGTAAGGGAAATTACTCAATGATATCTCCGCGGGAACTATTGATTGATGCTCTGGAAGAAAGGTTTGCTAAATACCCTGATGGTACTCCAGAGGATATAACAGGGGAGCTGGGTAGGGGTAGGGTTGATAGAAACCTGGGGCTAACCCGAAGGAAGTTGAAGGAGTTTTGGACCACAATTTCCATAGTAAACTTTCAGCACGATCACTCCTCGGAGGAATACCAATATAGACATGTTAAGAGAATGGGGAAATTAAGAGCCTTTGAAATACCGTATTGGGGTAAGGCAAAGGAATTGGTAAAACACTTCAAATGAAAACTATAATATACTACAGCAGCAACCGGGAAGACTTGGGTAAGGTGACATGCGAATAATTGATGGGTTAAAATTTAAAGGACAGCCATTTGAGATGCCGGGTTGCGTTAGGGCGGATTTACCTGAGTTTTTTAAAGAAATAGGGTACAAGGTCGGGGCTGAAATCGGAGTATGTAAGGGGGCATTCACCGAGAAGTTCTGTAAAGTAGGGTTAAAGATGTTTGCAGTTGATGGGTGGTTAGCCTATGACGATTATAATGAGCCGGAGAGGAACCGGCAGAGAAGGCAAGATTTCTTGCATGAACACACGAAGAGGGTATTAAGCTCGTATCCGGACTGTGTTATTATCAGAAAACTATCCATGGAGGCAGTAAAGGATTTTGCAGATAGCAGCTTGGATTTTGTTTACATAGACGCTCACCATGGTTTTAAATACGTTACTGAGGATATTTATGAATGGTCAAAAAAGGTGAGAAGTGGGGGGGTGATCTCAGGCCATGACTTTATTGAGACCAATACAATAAAGGTCAAAATTGTTTTGCTTGCCTACACAAGAGCATACAGAATAAATAATTGGTATGTACTTGGGCGCAGTGAGGCACCTAAAGGGGAGAAGAGGGAAAGCTCCCGCAGTTGGTTTTGGATTAAACCCTAATGAATATAAAGGAAACCATTAAAAAAAGAAGGTCAGTCAGGGCATTTCAGATGTGGAAGGAAGTTCCTGGTCTAACCGAGGCTATTACCCTTGCCAGAAGAGCGCCAACAGCCGGAGGTATTCGGGGGTATCGGGCCTATATTACTAAAGAACCCATAGGTCCCTACGGTGCCCCGGTTTATATTGTCATTTGTGCTGATCAGTCAGCCTATGAGAAGCGGTATGGGGATAGGGGGATGAATCTATATGCAATTCAGGACGCCACGATCTATGCTGCTTATCTCCAACTAATTCTTACAGATATGGGGTTGGCGACTTGCTGGATCGGGGCTTTTAATGAAGAGAGGATTAAGGGGGCAATTGGTATAGCAGAACTGAAACCAGTAGTTATTCTTGCAGTGGGGTTTGCACAAGATGAGTAAATGTGATCTCAGCATAATTCTCCCCAGCCGAAAGGAAATGTTCCTTGCTAGAACCATACAGGATATCTTGGAGAACATAGAGGCTGACACCGAGATAATTGCTGTACTTGATGGGGCCTGGTCTGCCCCCCCTGTCCTCCAGCATGATAGGGTTAATATAGTCTATGTACCAGAGGCAGTGGGGCAGAGGGCAGCTACTAACCTAGCCTGTAAGTTAGCCCAGGGCAAATATGTGATGAAGCTGGATGCCCACTGCTCCTTTGACCAAGGTTTTGACCGCAAGATGTTGGATGGGTTTGCGGAGGTTGGGGACGAAGTAACTATGACCCCCATTATGAGGAACCTTTGGGCCTTCGACTGGAAGTGTTATAGTTGTGGATGGAAGAGATACCAAGGGCCGACGCCGGAGAGGTGCGAAGACTGTGGAAGTAAAAAAATTAGAAGGAAGATGGTGTGGGTAGGTAAGAAGAATCCACAAAGTTGGTCCTATTGCTTCGACGCTGAACCCCATTTCCAATATTTCGAGGACTACAAGCATCGGCCTGAAGTCATAGAAGCCAAAAACAAGACCGGATTCACGGAAACTATGTCCCTCCAGGGAAGTTGCTGGATGGCTACCCGTAAAAAATATTGGGAATTGGATTTAGGTGGCGAAAATTTAGGTTCATGGGGAAATCAAGGTCTTCAAGTTGCCTGTGCCACATGGTTGTCAGGAGGTAGCGTTTTAGTTAATCACAAGACTTGGTATGCCCACATGTTTAGAACCCAAGGTGGCGATTTCGGTTTCCCCTATGAACAGCGTGGCAGGGAAGTCCAAAAAACTAAAAAAACAGTTAAGGAACTATTTTGGAATAAAAAACATCCCAAACAAATCTACCCGGTTAGTTGGTTGGTTGAGAAATTTTCTCCAGTTAAAGGGTGGTCGGTTGAAGACATCGAAAATCTTAAAGAACATGAGAATATGATATAATACATATATGAAATTTCAAAAAGGACACAAGGTAAACTTAGGGAAAAGGAACCATCTTGGATTTAAACACTCCGAGGAAAGTAAACTTAAAATCGGTGAAAAGTCAAAAGGTCGTAAAGTTTGGAATACCGGGATACCTTGGCCTGAAGAAATGAAAGAAAGAATAAGCCAAACTAATAAGCTAAAAGGTATTGAACCAAAGGTGCAATATATCGGTTTAGGCGAAAAGCATTGGAATTGGAAAAAAGATAGAACCAAATTAAAACGATTCAACGATACAGCAAAGGATAGAAGAAGTTATGCATATTCGGAGTGGCGAAAAGGGGTTTGGTTACGAGATAATTGGAAATGCAGAATAGCAAACGAAGATTGTAGTGGTAGGATTGAAGCACACCATATTCTTAATTATACATATTGTCCAGAATTGCGTTATGATATTAATAATGGCATCACTTTATGCCGCGCTCATCATCCTTCTAAGCGAATAGAAGAAAAACAATTAATTCCTGTTTTCCGAGAGATAGTAGGTTGGACAGAGGCAGACCTGGGTAGACTAAAGGAAGCAGAACTATTGGAGGTGCGACAGTGAAACGTAGCTACGCTTGCTTAAAGTACCGTAACATGCGGATCAGGCACCTGCAGTTCAAGAATGGGCTGTTGGTGGTCAATAATGCCACTGATAAGGAATTGGTGGAAACTAATGGGTTCTATATGGCCCACATTTTCCCGGTCCCTGCACCGGAAGAGGAGAAATCAAATGGCAAAGATGATGAAGGCGAAAGAAATGAAGATGGCGAGTCCAAAGATGTCCAGTCCGAAGTTGCCGAAGGCCCCGCCCCCCCCGAGAGCGAAAGCTCTGGCAAAGGGCAAAATGCCAGCACAACTAAAAAAGGTGTCGGCCGCGGCAGAAAAGGAGTTCGAAAAGGGAAAGGGAAAAAAGAACCCATTCGGAAGATAGCAAATGACACCTCCGTCGGTAGGTAAAACTCAGGGCGATATCGCAAGCGCCGTTTACAGTTGGCTCAAGGTCAGCACTAGACGACTGCCGGGTGCTGACCTGACCGACATTATCAATATGGCGCGGAAGGATATCAGCCGCAAGTACAAGCTCAATTACTCGGAGAGTACCTACTCCTTTAGCACGGTGGTCAACCTTGCCACCTATGCCCTACCGGATGACTTCAGCCAGCCTTATTTGTTCCGGTATCTGGACAGCGAGAGCAACAAGTGGGTATTCCTCCGGTATAAGGCTTATGACGACTTCATGAGCAAGGGCATAACTGGGGATGAGGAGTTGGTGGGGGACGATGCTGTAGCCGGGGCACCAGAGGAATACACCTGGTGGCAGCGCAACCTGATACTGCGGCCCACCCCCACGGCTATCATACCCATGTACTTCGATTACTTCTCCCTGTATTCGGAGATGGCCACGGCTGGCCTGTATGATTCCCTAACCATGTACGCCTGGGATGTTCTTCTGTTTAAGTGTCTGGAGTACGCCAGTCGGTACTTACTGGAGGACCAAAGGGCGTTAATATGGGAGGCCAAAGCTGAGGCCACCATGATGGATTTATCTATGGACTACAGCAGAGCCAAAAGTGCCGCCCGGATTCCACAGGCCCAGGAGTATGGGTCATATCTCGGTACTGGTCGCCATCATGAATACTGGTGGTATTTCTTTTAAGGGGTAAAATATGGCACTGCCTAATCAGTTAAAAAGCGCCCGGATGACCGGCAGCACCTTGGGTAAAGATATTCCTACCAATATCGGAGCCTTGGAACAAGCTATTTGCGATATCTTCGGGTTTACGATTAACGTAAACGTCACCGAATCCCCTGTAGGCTCTGACAATGCTGGAATAATCACTAAGGCACTGTTGCGTCAAAAGGCCGCGGCCCCGGTAGGGTGGCGATTCTTGGACAGTACTGGGGGGGGCGAATTCCGACTGGTCAATAATGGCACTTACGTCAGCATAGACCAGAATACCGGAACCGAAGGCACCCCTATCTGGACCAACCAATGGAAGATGGCGATTGCTACCGGGATAGTTACCTTTTCAGCCATCCCGGTCGGCCCCGCGGCTGACCCCTCGTCTGATAACCAACTGGCGAGGAAGGCTTACGTAGATTCATTAGTACCGGCGGCTGTGCTGCTGACAGGGGATCAGTCGGTTGCTGGAATTAAATCCTTTGGCAGTTTTCCGATTACGCCATCCACCGCCCCCACCACTGATTACCAGGTGGCCAATAAGAAGTATGTAGATGGCCAGTTAGTACCACCGACTTATTTAGCCATTCTTCAGAACCGCCAGGTTCAGAATACCGGCGGGGGAACAGCTACATCTGGGTCGTGGTTGATTGTTCCCCTCAATACTGAATATGAAGATGCCAACAATATTATTGATTCTTCTGCCCTCCCCGCCTTTTCTCTTGCGGCTGGCACTTATAGAATTGAGGCAATCATTCTATTTAATAACGTCGGCTATGCTCAAGTAAGATTATATAATGTGACTGATGTTGGTACACAACAAAATATTGCCGCAAAGGGTATGTTGGGAACGTCAGTAACGGCTATGGCAGGCTATTATGGAGATGGTGCTTCGGAAATATATGGAACTTTTATTATAACTGGTACTAAGCAATTTAGAATTGAGTACCAAGTAAATACTACTTCTGTGGACATCGGCTTTGGAAGACCAGCTAACTTTGGCGTAGAAGTTTACTCCCAGGTGAAGATTACGAAGATTAATTAAATTATGGCTACTACTAACCCCTCTATCTCCATCCCAATTCCTATCCAGGGTCAGCGCGCCGACCTGGATAGGAAGGATGTGCCCTTGGGTTCTGCGGCAGTTTTACAGAACTGGATTTGCAGAGAGGGGAAATTCCAGGTTCGCCCAGGATATAGAACTGTTGGGGATGCTTTAGCTGATAGGCCCACTAGAATGATTACTTTTTATAACGCGGCCGGATACTACGATACTATTGTGGGCACAATAGCGCACTGGTACTTGTGGAATCTGGGGACGTTAAACTGGGTTGATATTACTGACCCTGCCAATCCACTGACGGGGGGGGACTTAACCTCCCAGAGATTTAGAACCTTTATGAAAGGAACGCCCCCTATAAACTACGTAGTAGGGGTAAATGGGTGGGACGATAAGCCCAAAAAATGGGATGGGTCTTCCCAATATTATAAGGATATGGGGGGTAGCCCTCCTTACGCCAAGTGTATAGCGGTCAACTTTAATCGTATGCTCCTGGGGAACTATAAGGCCGGAAATGTAGAATATCCTATGGGAGTAACTGTTTCGGCGTTTAATGACTTTGAGTCCGGGTGGTTGTCTACTCAAACCGTAATACTATCAGATACCAGTGCCCCCATCATGGCTATGAGAGAGATGGGGCCAAATACCAGCGTCTATAAACAGGACGCTATTTATGTGGCTGCCGGCCAAGCAGCCATCGATCCCTTCAACTTTACGCTCTATTATACGGGGATATCCGGTCCGGTAAGTGGTCCTGCTATCGTATCACTACCCAACCTGAATGTTCACCTGGGTAACGATGGGCAATTGCATATGTTTGATGGAGTCTCACTTTCCCCCTTGCCCCCATCTGTTGCATACCACATTCAAAACACCTGGGACCCAAGTAAGGCATACCGAGCCTTTGGGTTTTATGATTCCCGTAGGCAGGAAATCTACTTCTTCTACGCCGACTTAGACCATGAGTGGCCGAACCAGGGAATTATGGTCAATAAGATCAATGGCACCGTTTGGCCCCTGACTTTTGGCCAGTTAATGCCCACTTGTGGAATGCAGTTAAAAACAGAGGTGAACCTAACCATCGCAGAGATGACTGAACCCCTAAGTTTTTACACTAGTGCATTGGATACCCTGGGGTATATTCACAATACCCTGTGGCTGGCGGATGAGAGTGGGCGGGTGATAGAGGAGCGTGGAACTGATGATGCCGGGGACCCAATCCCCTTCGATCTGAAATTGGGGCTTATAACCCCTGACCCAGACAGTAGGGATTATCTGACGATAATTGAGAGCGAACACCTGTTCCCCCGCGCCGCGGCTAACCAGCCGGTGGATATCACTTTGGGATATTCTGATTCTGGGGAAGACCCGGTTGATGAGTCATTGGGGGCGGGTCAGATAGATATAGGGGAGGAGGGGCCATACATTATCGGCCATGAGGAGACCAGCAGGTTATTTACCCTAAAGATTGCTGGGGAAGGTACAGAAGAGATACAGTGGCGGGGAAGTTTTATAAGCGGTGTCCAGAGGGGTCCAGCATGAATAGGTTATTACCAGTTTTTATTAAATTGCCGGAGCCTCCGCGGGGATCGACTGACTCAAACTATATTTCAAACTGGATACGAGATACGCTTTTCGTATTTTTGGCCAACCTTTACCGGTCTTTAGCCGACCGCAGTGAGGAAGTGATACAGGAGGGAACCCTTGCCCAAAGACCTGCCGCGATAGGCCGTAGGCGATTTTATTATGCCACCGATACGGATGACCTTTATTATGACAAAGGATCGTGGATGAAGGTGGGTCATGGAGTATAGGGCTGTGGTTATAACCAAAGGGGATAAGGAGTCCTGGGGACTGGTGCCTGAATTATTGGATAGAGTAAAAACCTTTTGTACTAAATACGATACTGATACAGACGGCATTAGTATATGTCGGTTGGTAGAGACTCACTTTATAATAGATAACCCTCAATTATTCATGGTGGCATGTATGCGGGGGGATGAGATGGTAGGACATTCCTTAGCCAGTATAGAAGTTTATTATGAAAAAAGGGTATTAACTATTATTCAACTGGAACTGGATAATGTAGTAGATAGAGATATAATAATGAAGGGGTTTAATGCTATTCTTAGTTGGGGGATGCTGCAAGGTGCAGAGGACGTGCGGATATCAACCGGAACGAGAGCCAAGGCCAAAATGCTGAGAAGGTTCTATGGATTCAAACCCCACCGGATGGTTATGATTAGGCCATTGGTAGGGCAGGGGGTATAGTTATGGGAAGCGGCGGCGGCAGCGGTCAAGGTACGTCAACCACTGTATACCAGCCTGTACCATCGACTCAGGCCACTACGGTTACCCCGCAAATTCCCGCGGAGTTAAAACCACTGGTTAGCGGCAGTGCGGCACAGTTGCTGGATATACAAGCAATGGCCCCTTTGAGTCAGTATCTGCAATCCAACCCCCAACAAATTGCGCCCTTAACAGATTTGCAGAACTATGGGGCTTCTCTCGTTCCCACCATCAACCAGATGCCATTAAATGAGACACTGGCTCAACAATTCAGTTACTTGTCCCCTTATGTGGCAGCAGCCCCCTTACCAGCGTCACTTGCCGATGACCCCCTGGTTCAGGCTCAGCAACAGGCATTCGAGGCAAACGCGTTACCATTAATCCAAAATCAAGCGGCTAAGGCTGGCTTGGGCGCGTCCTCCTCCTACCTGGACGCCATAGCCAGGGGGGAGGCAGCTACGTTGCCGGGGGCCATCAATACGGCCCTGGCGACAGAATTGGCCCAGCAGCAGGGGGTGGTTGGTGCTATGGGCCAGGGTGCTACTACCTTGGCTGGTTTGAGTGCGGCGGATACTGCTAGGTTACAGGGTGCTATCGGCACGGCTGAGGCAGTTGGAGGGGTTCAGCAAACCAATCAGCAAGCTGTACTTAATGCTGCTTACCAAGATTATCTGCGTAGGATGGGACTGGCTGAGCAAGCCGTAATGGGTCCGGCTGGGTTGTTTCCGTCTACTATTGGGACATCCTCTGTTAGTAGTGGGACCCAGTACATAAATCCAACCGTGACTTCCGGACAGACTACAAGCGGTGGTGGTTTATTTAAGTAGGGGGTGGAATATGGAAGCATTAGCGGCAATACCGGCAGGCATAAGTGCTTTGGTTGGAGGGGGCGGGGCTGCCGCTGGAGCAGGTATAGGGACCACTTTATTGAAGGCAGCCCCACTGGTGATGAGTGCCGGGTCGCTCCTTACTAAAGACAAAACCATGAAGGATTTGTTGGGGATAGGGTCTTTGGTGGCTGGTGGGGCTAACTTATTGGGCGGCTTTGGGGGTGGGGGCGGGTCTGATTTGATAAACAACGCTGCCAGCTCCCCGGCTACTGGAGCAGGTGTTCCACCCGCAAGCTTGCCCGGAGCAAGCGCGCCCCCTCCCGCCGTATCCGCTCCGGTTACTGCCGCCGCTGATACACGGTTCAAGGACCTGATGGGGATGACTTATATGGGGTCTACGATAGGAGGAGTTCTTGGCGGTCAGAAGACCAACCCATTCCAACTTCCGCCTCCGGGCCAAAATATGCCGTTACAGGAGGTTCCCCAAGTACAAAAACCTGTCATTGGCGCACCATCCTTTACCCCTGGGTCGAATAATCCCATAACCCAGGCGGCTTTCCAAAGGTGGTTACAGACGCAGCAGGGCATGGGGGCTTAATTTGATCCTGTTTATCAGCACCAGTAGGGAATCCTTAGACTTTGCCCGGCGGTGCAAGGAGGAAGGCACCGATATACGGTACTACCTCCACGCCAAGCGCCAGTGTAAACGCTGGGATATTAAGGTTTTATGACAAAAAGGTGATGTAAATGGACGCACTATCTGGAATTTTTAGCGGTAAGTCTGCTGGTGGTGGTGATACCAATGCGAGTGCTGGGGCAGGAGCCGGGACTACCCGGACCCCTACACCGGCCCCCCCGGTAGCAACCCCGGCGGCCCCTAAGCCGATGTCCCCGTGGATTAGTTATGGATTACCTGCACTGGCGGGGGTAGTCAGTGCCGCGTCTCCTGCGGGTGCCAGGGGCATACAGGGTGCGTCTCATATAATGGCGGCGATGAACAAGGATACTGACCCCTACGGGATTAAGGTATTGGAAGCCCAAGGTAAAGCCGATTCCATAACTACCCAGAGGGCCAAACAGGAAGAGAATCAGCGCATGTTCGATCAAAACCGTCAATTTAGAGGGGTGATGGTTAAAAAGTATCCCGACTATGCAGATGAGATAAACGCTATACCGGATAAAGACTTATTCCCCATGTCTCAGAAACTGATAGAACGCCCCACCGATTCAGAGTATTCAGTAGCTGCCACGGCGGTATTGCCCAAGGGGGCCTCCCACAGAAATTTAACCCCTGAACAGGCTAATGCTGTGATGGAGAAAGTAAAGGAGAATAGGGTAGATACTACTGCCAGGAAAGCCTTTGAAACCCAAATCATCAAGATTGACATGCCAGCACCGTCCAGGGGCGGTAAGGGCGGTGGCGACCCGGAATCAAAATACGCTCAATTCCAAGACCCCGAAACAGGAGAATGGGGGCCAAAACAGAACAAGGAAGGCAAATGGATATTAAAGAGTCAGGTAGTAACAGGAATTACCCCAGAGGATAGGGGGAAGCCAAAACCACCAACACCAGCAGAACAAAGAGCCATGAGAAAAGAGGCAAGAACTAACGCGATAAGAAACAATCCCGAGGCATGGTTGGACCCAAACAAGAGGGACGGTTTGATAAAAACTGAAATAGATAAGTTGAAAAACCAAGGAATTGCACCTAAAGCAGGCGGGGATACGCCCCCGGCGGCTACGCCTCCTGGTGCCTTAAATCTAGGGAAGTACAACCCCACGACGGGAAAATGGGAATAATGCCTACCTTAGACGACATCAGAACTCAGAATCCAGAATATAAGGATGTGCCGGATCAGGTTCTTGCTGATCGCGTACATCAGATATATTACCCTGATGTTCCTAAAGATAAGGTATATGAGCGGTTGGGGTTTGCGCCTAAAATTGCTGCGCCAACTCCCCAAACTCCGCCTATGCCCCAGCCCGTTACCCCCACCATGACCAAGGGGGAGATGCGGCTTCCTGGCAGTACGGGAGAGCAGCCGGTTGACACCCTGGCGCAGTTTGTGAAGGGGCCGCAAGCGCAACCGCAGCCGATGACTGTTTCTCCTGCGACTCCGCAACCGCCTCCCGTTCCATTCGATGCCACTAGTGCGACCGTTGCGGGACTGTTTAATCAACCCGCACTTCCTCCTGCTCCCGAGGTGCCGGGGTACATATCCCCCCGCGCCAAGGCTGGAATTACCCAGGATATGATCAATGCACCCCCGCCTCCCCCTCGGGAAACGATCAGGGCTGAGAAAATGGCGGGACCGCGGCCTGGTGAACAGTTATGGGACCATCCAGACATCACATCTACCCCCTGGGAGTACATCAAGCATGATGTTTGGCAGAACGGGCTAAAACGGTTCGGAACGAATGTCAAGATAGGTGCTCAGTCGGGAACCTCACAATTTTATGATAAATTCGCTGCTAATCTGGTTTTTGTGACTAACAAAGCCCAAGAATACCTTGGCGGTGATCCAGAAGCTCTCGGAAAGGTTGAAAGTTATCTCCGCAAGGTTGCAGCAGGTACAGCACCTGACCCCGCCGAAGTTAAACAATTCAGTTCTTTTACAGACCAATTTGTGCAAGCCCTGGGTGCAGCACCTTACCAAATCGCCGTATATGCTCCGATGGTTACGGCGGCTGGGCCGGTTGCTGGTTTCGCTTTGGCCGATGCGCTAATGTCCGCCGACAAGGGATGGGCTGGGGCCGGGAAAGCCTTAGTCGAAGGTGCGGGGATGGGGTATATGCTGGGTGGGGTCGGCCATTTAAGTATAGTCCCCAGGGCAGTTGCCTTGGCGGCGGCTGGCGCAGCGGCAACCGGGGGGGGAGTTAGGGAACGGGCGCTAGGGGGGCTTACCCTGGCGGCGTTAGGATTGCATGGAAAAGGGCGCGTTGGATTTGCGGAAGCAGCGAAGAACGCCGTGGAATCATTCAAAGGACCTTGGGAGAAAAACCAGAGCGTCCATCATTTTCAGAAACAAGGGTTTGAGTTTAAACAAGCTAAGAGTCCACAAGAGGTAGAGGACTTGCAGGGGAAAGGATACCAAAGAACCGATCTTGCCCCCGATTTATGGTTTAAGGCGAAGGGGGCAGAACCGGGCAAAGAGATCGGCCCACGCATATATGAGGAGCAACCTGGGGGTTATTGGCGGGTCCAGGGAAGTGAGGACGCTTTCAACAGCCGGGAGTTAGCGGAGGAAGCGGCGGGTAAGATGGGGAAGCCCTCTCCTACGGCCCCTGCCGCGGAAGCGAAGGGGGAAGCCAAGGGTGCGCCGGAAGTGCCGGGAGAGGGGGTTACACCCGCCCCCGAAGTAATCAGGCCACCGGGGGGAGAAGGTGCCCCTACCCCTACCATCACCCCGCCCTCAAAAGTGCAACAGGCGGCGTCTGGTGAGGTCGTGCCGGAGAAAAAAGCCTGGCAAATGAATTCGAATGAGTTTTTTGAGCGACAGGGGATAAATCGCAGAAAGGCCAGTGGACAGAAAGTAAATAATACCATCAAACTTCACGAAAGAATCATTGAGACTGCTGCAAAAGAAGGCAAGCAAATTCCTGATGCGGTTTTGGAAGAATACCCCTTTATCGCCAGAGATTATTTCGGCTGGGAAGTTAAGAGTCCTGAATTTAGACCGACAGCCACAAAGCCAGTCGCCCCGGAAGCGAAGCCCCCTGTTGAGGCTGGGGGGGTGAAAGAGCCGAAACTGCGTGGAATAGATAAAGCAGTTGAGCATTACGATCTTCCCACCATTATTAGGCTTCGCGGCGGCATTGACCCCCGAAGTAAGGATGTCATTGGGAATTTTGAACCAGAAGAATTGCAATACCTTCGCCTACATGTGTTTAGAAAAGGGGGAACTGGCCCGGATGTTATGTTTGATACATTAAAAAAGGAGTATCCAGATCAGTTCGGACACTTTAAAGACTCAAGCGATATGATGAGTGCTCTTGTTGACGGCAGAGCAAAAAGAGTGTTAAATAGACTTGGAATTGAAAAAACAGCGGAGGAATATTATGCCAGAATCGAAGAGCAAAGAATTCGAGACGGACTTGATGAAGAAGGTCTCACCCGAGTTGAAAGAGTTATTGAAAGAGAGATGGAGGCTGAGGAAATTGCTGGCAGAAGCGCAAAGCCAGGAGGATACGACACCTCCTGGGACATCACCCCCCGAAAAACCCCAACCTCAAAGTTAGAATCCCGCCTCGACCAAATCCAGACCGATTATCCTGGTGCTGACCGGGAGAAAGTCGCCCAAGTCATCCGCGCCCTCCCCAACGCCGAAGATGGTCAGATTGTCAACATGGCCGTTGACCCCGAGATGTTCAAGCAGGTGGCTCGAGGTAACTTAACCGCCTTAGAACGCGCCCAACTTCTCAAAAAAGCCACCGATGTCGGGGCACAGCAAGTGATTCCTGGCATGGAAGGCAAAGAATTTGACCATCTTAAAACAGAGAAGGAGGTCGCACGCGGGAAACTGTTCGACACCCCCACGCCGAAAGCGGGGGAGGGGAAGATGTACGGCTCCCCTATTGATACTGAGGATATTGTAAGGCTGGCGACTCCGGGCCTTGAGGCTGGAAAGAGCACGAAAAGGGGAATCCAATCCCTTTTGTTGCCAGGTGCATCATCTCCCCTACACCTTACATCGGCTGAGGTTTTAGGAAATTACCTTGGGAGTAAGTTCCGCGACTCTAACAATCAGGCTATTACCCTGAGAAAAGATAAAAGAATGTTCGACAAGTTGGGAGTGAATAACCCCAAAATTCCTTTTGATGAGAACATCGGTATGGAGGTGATGTCTGCTTTATCTACAGGGCGGGACTTAGACCCCAGGTTTCAGGGGTATGCGACTAAAAGAGCCAAACTTTTTGATTATTTACTGAAGGCTCTGGAAGCTGCTGGGGTCCCCCTGGAAAAAGTACGTGAAAACTATTTCGAGGGTATGTGGGAAGTAAAGTCAGTCAAGGCTTATCACACCGCTATGGAAGAGGCCAAAGCCGCGGGCATAGGCAAAGATGTGGCAGACGTTAATGACTGGAGAGCCCAAGATAAGGCGTGGGTGTTTGACCGAGTAAAAGAGTTACTGAAATCCGGTGATTATGGAGAAGATAAGAGCGCCTTATCCTATCTAACAAAACGCCCCCTTGCAGGCAAAGAGTCTTTTCGCAAGGCTAAGACTTTTAATGACATTTTTACCGGCATGGAGTTTGGATTAGAACCAATTTCATATAACCCTGTTATATTAGATTTATTGAAAATGGAAGAGATGGGTCGATCCCTAATGGCTGCCCGAGCCTTTAAAGAGTTTAGGGAGTTGGGGCTTGAAAGGCCAATTACTGCAACTGAGATGGTTCCTGAAGGATGGAGCAAAATATCTGATAAGTATGGAACAATCTGGGGCGGGACATCTGTCCCGGTTTGGAAAATGTTACAAGAGTTAGCAAAATCAGCGAAGAAAGACCTTTATTTCGCCAAATTTGGCAAAGATGTGTTTGCCGACCCAGCCTTAAAAGAAGAATTGAAGAATTTTGGTGATCTCCACCAAAGGAAAGTCGGTCAAAAAAAGTCATATAGTCAGGTTTTAATGGAAAAACTTCTTGAGAACCCCACTGATTTTCAAGAGAAAGCACCAGGCATTTATGCTAAATTACAAGATATTGCTGACAATAACCCTAAATTGAAGGAAATATTGGGAACGCCTGAATTTACTAATCTTCAACAGAAGTTGCCGGTAGGGGGTAAGATTATCAAGGGGTATCATATCTTTAAAAACCCAACCGCCGATATTCTGAATAACTATTATTCCTCAAGCCTTTATAACAGCCCATATTTCGGTACGGCCTACAAAGGACTGATGGCGGCTGGGAATAGTCTTAACCAATTTCAATTAATGGGATGGTTTCATGCGGGATTTACTACCTTTGAAACTCAGATAACCGCGGGTTCAGAGGTTATCAAGGACATCTATGGTTTAGCGCGGGGTAATAGAACTGTCGGTCAACTTGGTAAGACTCTGGCAAAATTTTCTGTGGCAACCATAAATACCGCCAGGGAAGGTTCCAAAATCTTAGCCGAATGGAATAACCCCCAAATGGATGTCCCTACCAATGTCCCTGTAGGCACACTTCCTACTACCAAAGAACACCGGATCGCCCAAATAGCTAAAAGTGTAGAATTGGGGGGCGGCAAATTCGATATGGATATGGGTCTTCGCACATTTCAATCCGAAGCCATGCGCCGGGATTGGTATGGAGGTAAACCCGGCAAAGCGGTACTACGGTCTCCCATAGCCCTCACCGAAGCCTTTATGTGGCCCACCATGAAGTTCTTAGTGCCAAGGCAAAAAGCAGGGGTGAACGGGGAAATCATCGGCAGGATAATCGAACAAAACCCAAACCGAACCTTAGCTGAACTTCGTCCTCAATTTCGCCAGGCCGTCAATCGTGTTGATGCCCGTTTGGGACAGGTTGGATATGATCGGTTATTTATCAATAACGCTGCCAAAAACGTTATGCAACTTTTAGTCCGTGCCCCCGGTTGGACAGGTGGCACTTTAGCAGAGATCGGCGGGGCACCAAAAGACTTAGCTAAGTTTGTCGATGAATGGGTAAAAACCGGCAAGGCTCCTGAGAACATCCCTGATCGGGTTGCCTATACTTTATCACTGCTTGGCACGATGGTTGTAGCTAATGGTCTGATGACTTATCTCTTCACCGGAGAAAGGCCGCATGGTATGGACTGGTGGGCTTTCCGGGATGGTGGTAAAGACGACAAGGGGAACCCCACGAGGCTTTTATTTCCTACCTATATGAAAGACCTTCATGCTTGGTTTAAGGATTGGAAACATACCGCATCTGCTAAAATGCATCCCCTTCTCTCATTGGGATCGGAGATCAACAGGAACAGAGATTACTACAACAACATGCTTTTTGATGAGGAAAAGGGAAGGTTTCACCCGGATAGTTTGAAGTTACAGGGCAAGCATCTTATCAAGGGCTACATTCCCTTTTGGATAAGAGGGGCGGCGCAAATTGCTGAAAGAGGCGGGGGCCTCAAAGAGACTTTAGCTGAACATCCGGGGAAGTTGATTGCTCCTCAATTCGGCATTATGCCTGCTACCAGGGCTTATACGCAGACCAATCTTGACGAAGTGATAAATAGATACAACAGGGTTCAAATCACCCGCACTCCCGAACAGGGAGAAGAAACTAAACTCAGGAGAGAAGCACAGGCACTTATTCGCATGGGCAAACCCGAAAAGGCGACCAAGATGCTACAAGAGGCGGTAGCCAGTAAAAAGATTGACCCTGAAAAAGCAATAAAATGGCAAGAAGAAGGAGAAAAACCCGCCAAGACTGTGCAGTTCAAAAATCTCCCCTTGGAATGGCAAGCCAAGGCATTATTAAAAGCTACACCGGAGGAAGAAAAACTGCTCATGCCCTTGTTTGAGGACAAGAGAGATAACGCCACAGATAAGGCCATAGATAAAGCTGCACCTCAACTAAAGCAGTTATATGAGATGTGGAAAAACCGGGGGAAAGTTAAAGTATCTCTCCCTGCTGCCCCCCCTGCAAAAGAAGATGATGAAGAGAATGAACCAGAAGAAGATTAGAGAGAGGACCTAATCATGAAAAGTAAATGGATTGTTCTGATTGCCGCAGTGGTATTCGGGTTTTACGGGTTAAGCATTGCCGGACCCTACACCACTGGCCCCTACACAAACCCAAATGCACCAGTCTGGGGAACCATTGTAGAAACCCCCACTACTTTATCTGGATATGGGATTACCGATGCTATCCAGGTTTTATACGGTGGGACACAAGCAGTTATTGAGGCTGCCATTACTCAGGTAGGGGCAGACTTAGCAACTCTATATCTTGCCCCGGATACTTGGAGTATTCTTACTAATCTAATAATACCATCTAATATATCCCTTAAATTGGACAAAGGAGTTGCGCTAAATCCCCCAGAAGCTGGCCCCTATCAAATCTTCTCCTGCACCGGCACTGGCAAGGTAATTTTTGGTAACGCCCCCAATCCTATTAAGTCCATCTGGTTCGGGAACACTGCGGCTGGAATCCAGTTGGCAATAAACTCAGTACCTAATTATACTCCGTCAGTAGTAGAAATGCCTCCTGGAGAGATAACCCTGTCTACGGGCTTGACAATCCCTAATTCCATTCGAGGATTAACTTTGCAAGGCTATGCCGGTCCAGAATATTATTCCTCAGTTATTTTCGGCGGGACGATTCTGTATTGGCTGGGAGCCGGACCAGGTCTTACAGTGGGAGATAACTCCGGTTATCATCTTGCCGACCATATCACACTTAAAAATTTTGCTTTGGCTGGAGCCGCTTATGGTGCCGCTAATACTGGTGAGGTGGGTATAAAGGTTGGATATGACAAGGATAATGCAGCCATCCACTTAACGCTGGAGAACATTCTGGTTCGTGGGTTTGTGACCTGTGGAATTGATTGGAGGAGTGCAGAATACACTAAGCTGACTCGGGTTCAGAGCATGACAAATACCGGTCCTGGATTGAAAGTTGGCAATGGTTATTCAGCCGTCGTATCTTTTGATACCTGCTCTTTTGGACACAACTTGCAGGAAGGAGTGTTGATTGATCCAGGGGCGATGGTAGGGTCTGCATTTGCCGCCGCCACTTTCATCAACTGTGATATACAATCGAATGGCTATGAAGGGGTGCGGGTTGCATCCTCCAGGACCCTTTCCGTCAAGGGTCTCAAATTAGATGGGAATTGGATAGAAGGCAATAATACTGACGCTGGACGTTCCGGTGGTGGCTATTTTGATATATCGCTGGTTGGGGTGGCCTACCGGCACATCGGAAATGTGACCTTGATTGGTAATGAATGGGGATCGACACAGAATCGGTTAGGCACCGACCTTGTTGTCAATGGTGCTTTCGCTGCCGACACCGACTGGACAAAGGGAGCTAACTGGACGATTGCAGCCGGAGTAGCCGCTCATGCAGCTGGAGCCGTAGCAGTTTTGGAGCCTACGGTG